GTGAGGTACTAATGACAGATAAAGTCGATACATGGATTTGGATTTGGGATAATGAGTTGCAAAGAAAAAAAAGAATAAGACTACAAACTTTATTGCATAGAGTTAATCATACATTAAGACATGAAAATCAAACTTACTTTGCTTTACAAAAACAACGAGATAAATTTAGAGAGGAATGTAGATAATGCCTAATAAACATTTTTGCCAAGGACCGAATTGTCATACACAAGTTACACAAGATAGATTTTTAAAATCTAGAGGTGTGATTAGAGGTCGTTATGCATACTCTAACATGGACAACGAAAATTGGTATTGTGGCTCAGATAAATACTTTTGTAGTCAATCATGTAAATTAAAATGGTTATCAGTTAACATGGAAAACATTGAACATGGTCGACCAATTGAGTTTATAAGACACAGACGCGAGAGCCAAGGTTATGCCAAGGTCAAGAACGATGAGTCTAGGTGGGGTCCAGAATATGTTATTGAAAGGGTTGACAATAGGACCGAACTAGACTAGGATTATCCTATAACAGAAAGGAATATTATGCAATTAAAAGACAATACAAAACGAACAGAAGAACGTAAGAATAGAATGAATGGTGAGTCTATTATGTTAACTAAAGAAGAGGCAAGAAGACATGACAACATATTCATTAACGAACTAGCCGCAACACTAGAAGATAAGGCGGCAGGCATTGACGGAACGTCTAAGAAATGGAACAACGTACGTGCAGATTTAAATTGGTTTCGCAAGAACAATGCGGAAGCATACATGGTTCTACTAGACTAGAACCAACCTTTCTTGCCCTGGTATCTTGATAGAGGTACCAGGGCCCTTGCTAATTTTAAAATTTTTAAATAATTGTTTTTTTATAGCCAGACAAAGGGGTCCCAGACTATACCCTTTATGCCGTGTTTCTTACATTTACACCCTGAAAATACTTTTTTACTTTTTGAAAAAATTCTGTAAAAATTTTATAGGAAATTTTTTTTAAATGAACTTAGATAAAGATAAACTAAAGAACTTCGATAAACTGCCTGCAGATATAAGAAGAGAATTCTCATTGCTTGCTAACCAGTATGGAGAAAAGAAAAAGACTGCTAACATACAAAATAACTTTATGGATTTTGTAAAACATGTCTGGCCAGATTTTATTGAAGGAGATCACCATAAAAGAATCGCTGACAAGTTTGATAGACTTGCCAGAGGTGAAATAAAAAGATTAATTATAAACATGCCACCAAGGCATACTAAATCAGAATTTGGTTCTTATCTTTTACCTGCTTGGATGGTTGGTAGAAATCCTAAATTAAAAATCATTCAATCAACTAATACAACTGAACTATCTGTAAGATTTGGTCGTAAAGCAAAATCTTTGATGGACTCAGCAGAATACAAACAAGTTTTTAAAACTAGACTTAATCCAGATTCTCAGGCAGCTGGTAAATGGGAAACAGAACAGGGCGGAGAATATTACGCTGCCGGTGTTGGCTCTGCAATTACTGGTCGTGGTGCTGATCTATTAATTATTGATGACCCACATACTGAACAAGACGCTATGAATAACCAAGCTCTTGAAAGAACTTACGAGTGGTATACATCAGGACCTAGACAACGTCTTCAACCTGGTGGATCAATTGTTGTTATTATGACAAGATGGAATGAAAAAGATTTAACAGGTAGATTGTTGAATGCACAAAAAGGAGTTAAAGCTGATCAGTGGGAAGTTATAGAGTTCCCTGCAATCCTGCCATCAGGTAAACCTGTTTGGCCAGAGTATTGGAAGCTAGAAGATTTAGAATCAGTAAAGGCTTCTATCCCTCTGACTAAATGGAATGCACAGTATATGCAGAATCCAACTTCAGAAGAAGGTGCGTTGATAAAACGTGAATGGTGGCAAGACTGGGAGCATGATGACATGCCTCCATTACAACACGTTATACAATCTTACGATACAGCTTTTATGAAAAAAGAAACTGCCGACTATTCTGCTATAACAACCTGGGGCGTGTTTCAAGAAACAGAAGATTCTCCACCAAGTTTAATATTAGTTGATTCATTAAAGGGTCGGTATGAATTTCCTGAGTTGCGTAGAATCGCGTTAGAACAATACGGCTACTGGAATCCGGAAACAGTTATAATCGAGAGTAAGGCATCAGGGCTTCCATTAACTTATGAGTTGCGTAAAATGGGGATACCTGTTATAAATTTCTCACCATCTCGTGGCAACGATAAGCACACGAGGGTAAACGCAGTATCTCCGCTCTTTGAGTCGGGACTGATATGGGCGCCCAAAGATATGGACTTCGCTCAAGAAGTCATAGAGGAATGTGCAGCTTTTCCTTATGGAGACCATGATGATCTAGTGGACTCTATGACCCAAGCTGTAATGAGGTTTAGACAGGGAGGTTTAATAAATCACCCTGAAGATTACGAGGAGGATAAAATGCCTCCGCAACAAAGGACGTATTATTAATTATGGGACCGTATAAAACAATACAAGCAGCTTTCAACGCTCTTTTAAAAGGTTTCAAAAAACAGACTAAAAGAGATCCTAATCCTATCGAAGAAGAAATGATAATGGAAGAGGCTAAGAAAAAAATTACAGCACAAGGTGAAAACATTTCAACACTTGATACTGGAATCATGACTCAGGCATCAGGCACCAAGAAACCTATTGATATACCAGTTAAAAAAACAGAACCAGATTTAGATAGACCATTTGTAACTGAAGAAGAAATGTCTGCATTTACAATGGAAGACAATGCAAGAAAATTAAATAGAGCCAAAGGCATGATTGATGAATTAGGTGCTAAAAATACAAGACAGAAATTATTTGTTGCAGATTTAGTTGAAGACGTTGGACAGGGTATTTATGAAAATGTTGACATGGGTGCTGTTGTTAGATCTAGTATGTTTGATGATTTAATTGAACAAGGTATTAATGAAGATGTGTTAATGAAGGTAATGTATTCAGGAACAAAGTCAGATGACTTTGCAACTACTATGGCAAAAATAAAATCAAATGCTCAAGACGAAGGTATTGATATTAATGATACCGTAGACTTTTATGAAAGATCTTTTTTCCAAGTGAATAGACCTAACAAAGCTGATGGTGGTATAATGAGAACAGGTTTTTTTGCCGGAACACCTAAAAAACTTTTTAAACTTTTCCAGAATTTAAAAAAATCAAAAAAATTAAATAATGATGAATATGCAGATTTCTTAGATGAAATAGGTGGTGCTGATCAATTAGAAGCTTATGAATTTGATGGCACTGTTGGAGATGCTCAAAGAATTATAAAAGAGCAAAAACAATATATGAAAGACATGGAACTACAATATAAAAAAGGTAATCTAGATCCAGAACCAGGTGACAAATCTCCAGCTAGAAAAAAATTCTTAGAACAAAAACTTGAAGAGATGCAAATGTCTGGTGACAAAAAATTAATGACAGTAGATGAAATTGAAGAATTATCTTCATTTGATCTTGGAACTGAAATGGATGTAACAAAAACTCTTGCTCCTAAAATGGTAGAGCGATTACAATTAAAAGAAAGATTCCCTGGATTAGATGATGAACTAATTGATAGAATTTTAATTGATGACAACCCTCAAAGAAAAGCTGAAGTGCTGGCAACTATTGAAGAGTCTTATAAGATGTTAGAAAAAGGTATGAAACCTGAAGACATTATTAGCACTTTTAAAAATACATCTAGAAGTAAAAACGCATCAGGTGGACTACCCAACATACTAGGAGTTTAATTTGAAACTCCACGACTACAGACAAACAATTGCTTACATGAAGCGTAGAGGCTTTGCTGATGGTACGCCTCCACCAAAACCACAAGAACCTAAAAGAACTTTTAATGAGAAGATAGAAACTTTTAGTGAGGCTGCTCCTTTTGTAATGCCTAGAAGTGGTGTTGCTATTTTAAAAGGTTATCTTGATGATGCTTTAAAAGATGGAGAGATGACACAAGAAGAATACACACAAGCGTTGATGCCTTTGTTTGGTGAGACGGGTGAGATGATTACAGAACAGATTGCAGTGTCCGATAGAGAAAATTTTCAAGACGGAACACCAGGTAAAAGTGCTTTTAGAAAACCTTTTCCTCCTGAAATAGAAAAACAAATAATTAAACTTCATCAAGTAGATAAAATGGGAGCACAAGCTATTGCAGACGAATTAGGTTTAAGTAGATCACCTGTTGGTAAAAGAATAACTGCATTAAAAAAAGAAGGTAAAATAAAAGACATTCCTTACGCAGAAAGAAAGGCATCTATAGATCAAAGAGGTGATTTATTTGGTAAAGCTCCTGGAGAAAAATACTTAACTGTAAGAGAGATAAGAGATGTGGATAGAAAAGCTGTAGATAAATCTACGGGTAAATCATTATATAACATACCAGAAAAAGCAAAATTTAAAGTAAACTTTGGAAACACGGATGCAAAGTTTGCAGATATAACAAATATACCTGAAGAATTTATAGGTGTTAAATATTTTAATTCTAAAGAAACTGCAGAAAAAGCTCTTGCTAAAAGAAAAAAATTAAAATTAATAGGAGACGAAGATCCTGATCCAATAAGAAGAAAAGCTAATAAAAAGAAATATGATTTAGTAAAAGAAGTATCTGATAATAATATTGAAAGAGTTCTAGCAGATTTTAAAAAAGGTCAACCTTTAGAACAAGCTCACCGTTTAAGTTTAAATCAAGTTAAAAAAACAGGTGAATTATATAACGTAATGAATTTAGGTTTAGATTTTGATGATCCTAAACTTGTGCAGATAAATAATGAACTTGTCAAACCTTATGAAAACAAACTAAAACAATTATATACAGAACAAAATAAACTTTATAAAAAAGCTAGTAATTTAAAAACCATACCTAAAGAGTTACAAAAACAAATAGAATTTAATAATTTAAAAATATCTTCTGTAGTTGATTTAGCAGGAGGTAGAGTTCAAGGTCTTCAGTTAGATGAGTTTACTTTAAAACCAAAAGTAACTGGAGTTAATTATGCAAACGTTTTAGGTTTTGGTATTTATGATAAACCTGTAAAAGAATTAACAGATGTTGACAGAGCAGGAATAGGTGCTGTTATGCAGGGACAAATTGAAAATGAAAAAAAGACTGCAGGTAAAACAGCTCAAAAATTATTTCAAAACAAACAATTTTTAAAAGATGTAGATAAATTAGCTGTACAATCAATGGTGCCTGGCATGACAACAGCAAATGAATTACCCACACCAGAAAAAACTAAAACAAAAGATATGTTTAAGGAAGCAAGTAAAAGATTTGCTAAAATTCCAGGACTAAACGCAAAGATACCTTTAATAACAGATTTGTTTGAGATGGCTAGAGATATCCCTGGTGATTTAAAAAGAGCAAAATATTTATCTGCAGGTTTAAAGACTTTAGGTATTGCTGCAACACCATTAGTTGCTTACGATTCTGCTAAAGCATTTGGAGAAGGTAAACCAGTAATGGAAGCTTTAGAGCAAGGTTTTATTGGAACTAATGTAATTGGTGGTATTAAAGATTATGCTAATTTATCTGATGAAGCAAAAGAAGCAAAAAATATTTTTTCACAACAAGAACGTACAAGAGAACTTAGTGATCAAGTTTTAGGAGGATCTTTAGGTTTTTATGGTGAACCTGATCAAGACGTAGCTCGTAAAAGAATGTTACAAACAAATCTTCCTAGCGAAACTTTTGATGCTGAGACATTAAATATGAAATCAGAAATGTCTGAACAAGAAGCTAAAAAAATATATGACCAAGATAGAAAAAGAGTGGCTGCAGAAAGAGCCGCTAATGAATCTACGATAGCTAATACTAGAAAAATAGCTATTACAAATTTAATGGATTTAATTAAAGGTAAAAGATTTCAAGGAGAGCCAATTCCACAGGAGTTTATGGCAAAAGGTGGTAGAGTTGGTTTTGCAGATGGACCTGATGATCCATCAAAAAGAAAATTTATAAAAATAGGTGCAGGTCTTATGTCACTTCCTTTTGTTGGAAAATATTTTAAAGCTGCTGCACCAGTTGCAGAAAAAACAACTGAACTAATTAGAAGAGGTGCAGATGGTATTCCTGATTTCATAATGGACCTTATTGCTAAAGTTAAATTAAAAGCTGAAGAAAGAGGAATGAAATATTTCACTGGTAATAGATCAGATGAATTTGCAGATGTTTATCAAGCAGATAATTTTGTTGTTACACAACAAGGTAATAAAATAAATGTTAAAAAAGTAAATGACCAAGGTGAGTTTGGTTATAAAGAACATGAGATGGAATTAGACATAGACCCTGAAACCGGAGGCATGACTTATAATGAGGGAACTATAAGACCTGATGCAGAAGGTAAGCTTAAAGATATAGAAGAATTTATTGACGAAGTAGATTTGGAAGATATGAAAAAATATACCTATGACGAATAAATACCCAAAGACCTGGCTCCTGCCGCCTGAATCAGGACCCACTCCTCAAGGGTTGAATATTAACTATAATACTGTTAAGACAGTAAAACTGGAGAAAATAAAAAATGGCAGACAAAATAGACAAAGCCCTGACGCAAAGTCCAAGAGGCTCGGTAGAACTTCCTAGTCAAGAAGAGATACAAGAAACAGTAATTGAGACTCAAGAAGCAGCGGCACAGGCTCCAGGGCCTGTTGAAGTTAATGAACAAGAAGATGGATCAGTTGAAATAGACTTTGATCCAAACGCAGCATCACCAGAAGGCGGTGATGAACATTATGCAAACTTAGCAGAATTTTTACCAGATGAAGTTTTAAGTGAGATAGGATCAGATCTTTCACAAAAATATCAAGACTATCAAATGGGTAGAAAAGATTGGGAAAAATCTTACACACAAGGTTTAGATTTATTAGGTTTTAAATACGACATGAGAACAGAACCTTTTCAAGGAGCTTCAGGTGCAACTCACCCAGTTCTTGCAGAAGCTGTTACTCAGTTTCAAGCTTTAGCTTACAAAGAATTATTACCAGCAGATGGACCAGTAAGAACTCAAGTTATTGGTGCACCTAACGAAGCAAAAACACAACAAGCACAACGTGTTGAAGATTTTATGAATTACGAGCTCATGGAAAAAATGAAAGACTATGAGCCCGACTTTGATCAACTGCTCTTTTATCTTCCTCTTGCAGGGTCAGCTTTTAAAAAAGTTTACTATGATGAACTTACGCAAAAAGCTACATCAAAGTTCGTACCGGCAGATGACTTAATCGTTCCGTATACAGCTACCTCATTAGACGATGCGGAAGCGATTATTCATCGGGTAAAAGTTTCTAAAAATGATTTAAGAAAACAACAAGTCAATGGTTTCTATTTAGATATAGAATTAGGTACACCTGGAGATACAGAAGACGATGTTGAGAAAAAAGAAAGAGAGTTAGAAGGACAAAGAAAAACACAAGACGATGATGTGTATACTTTATTAGAATGTCATGTTGATTTAGACATAGAAGGTTTTGAAGATGCAGATCAAAATGGTAATCCTTCTGGAATAAAAATTCCATACATTGTAACAATAGATAACTCTACAAGAAAAGTTTTATCAATAAGAAGAAACTATGAAATAGGTGATGCTAATAAAACTAAGATTCCCTATTTTACTCATTTTAAATTTCTTCCAGGCCTAGGCTTTTATGGCTTCGGTTTAATCCACATGATTGGCGGTTTAAGCAGAACTGCAACTGCAGCACTCCGTCAATTATTGGATGCAGGTACTTTATCTAATCTACCTGCAGGATTTAAAATGCGTGGTATTAGAATTAGAGACGATGCACAATCAATTCAACCAGGAGAATTTAGAGATGTAGATGCACCTGGTGGAAACTTAAAAGATTCGTTTATGATGTTACCTTTCAAAGAACCATCAGCTACATTATTAAACCTAATGGGTATTGTAGTTAATGCTGGTCAAAGGTTTGCATCAATTGCTGATCTACAAGTTGGAGATGGCAATCAACAAGCTGCAGTTGGAACAACAGTTGCTTTACTTGAAAGAGGAAGCAGAACAATGTCAGCTATTCACAAAAGAATTTACTCTTCGCTAAAACAAGAATTTAGATTGTTAGCAAGAGTATTCAAGTTATATCTACCACCGGAATATCCGTATGACGTAGTTGGGGGTCAAAGAATGGTTAAACAAACAGACTTTGATGATAGAGTAGATATATTGCCAGTTGCTGATCCCAACATCTTTTCTCAAACTCAGCGTATTTCCCTCGCACAAACAGAGTTGCA